TTGCCAGCCCGGCATACCGATCGCCGGCGGCGGCCGTTGATGATCACCATCATCGCCGCCAGGGCCATGGTCGTCATGTTGTTCGTGGCCATGGCCATCATGATCATGGCCATGGTCATCACGCAGCTTCGCCGGCACCATCACTTGGCGCACCTTCGCCTTCTCGTTGGCGACGAACATGGCGAAGTCTGCGTTCGACATGATGGGTGCGTGCAGTGTCTGGCCCTCGGCCGGACTGTCCTGGCGCACCAACTGGATCGCGCGGGCGGCAGCGCGGCGCGGATCGCGCTGGTCGAGGAAGTGGCCCGAGACCGCATTGGCCGGATTGAGCAGCACGCCCATGATCTGAGCGTCAGCATAACCCGCGTTGGCCATCAGCCGGGCCACCGCCAGCCCGTCACCCGAACGGTCCTGCCCGGGCGGGGTTTCGATAGCGAGGCGAAGCGGATCGAGCAGGCTCAGACCCAGATCATCCGTTGTGATCAGTACGGCATCGACTGAAAGCGCAGGGGACGCGCGCGCAATGACTGGTTCCTGGGTGCGAGGCGGTGGAAAGCTCGCGGCCAAATCTTCTGGCGGATAGGATATCCCGTCATCCGCCATGGCCCAGCCTGCAAGCCGCGGGGTGCGACCTCGTGCCACCTTGCGCTTGTCAGGATAGTTGACCGAGCCCGGAACCCGCATCAACCGGTCGATATTCTGGCAGGCATCCGCCTCGAACCAGTCGCGCACTTGCAGGTTGATCGCCTCGATGCTGGCAAGGTTGGCGCACGGGGCCTCAAGCCGCCAGAACGCCTGAAGCCCGCCACCGGAATCGATGATGAAACTCGGCGGGCAGGCAATCTCCTGCAGTGCGGCCGTGATCTCCGCTCTGTCGAACGCCCCTCCAGACTTGGGCGGATCGATATCGACATGCACAAAGCGGGCGGCGCGTATGTCATACTTGGCAGGCTTTTTGTTCAGCCCGGTCGCAACCCGGTTCACTGTCCAGTAGATGTTGAACCCGTTGGCATTGGCCTTTTCGGCATCGGCCAATGCCTCCTCGACGCGCTCGCCAAAATCGCGTCCATGCACGCCCACCCCGTTGGGGTGGATGTAGACGAGGTGGATCTGATCAAGGCTCTCGAACAGGGACCGGGCAATATCAGGATCAAAGGCGAGCGATGCCATCAGAACGGCACCTCGTTTTCCCAGATCTTGCGCACCTCAGTGCAGATGCTGGCGTATACGTGGGCGAGGAAGCCCAGCCATTCGGCCTCACTCATCTGCGCCAGATCGGTCTTGCCAAGCGCGTCCAGCCAGTCCCCGATCGCAGAGCTAGCGGTGTTAACGGCGCGCTTTTCATCAACGTTCAACTGCATTTTTCCGCGCCTTTTAGTCGGGATATCAAGGCACGCCACCGAACAGGCGTGGACGGTTGGGAGACGATCGAAAGGGGAGTTCGTGAAGTCTCGCCAGGCAAACCCGCGGGCAGCGCGGCCACAGAAACACGCCCTCACGCCGCGAGCCGGCTGGGATCAAACCGGAAGGCTGTGATCTCATGATACCTGCCCGAGGGCTTGACCCGGATGTGGCTGGGCACCGCGAGCTGGTGCTGACGGGCGAGCGCCTCGCCGACGGACTTGGGCACAGGGGTTGGACCACGCCGCATCCACCAGCTTTCTGCCTTGGTGCGGGCATAGCCTTGGTGCTCGAAGCAGATCCATTCGCGGTGGACGGTCAGACCCGCTTTGTAGGTCACACGCAGCGACGGCGGGGATCCCTCCTTCTCGTGGCGCTGGAAGGAAACCCCCTCCACCTCAATCCAGTCAGTCTCGACTGCCAGAACCGAGGTTTGCTCAGGACGGGTCGTGACGCGCCGATCGGGCGGCGGAAACTCAAACCCGCATGCAGGACAAAAAGCCGTCATGGTGCCGCAAACGCACTCGCATTCGGGGCAGGTCTTGTAGGGTGCAGGCCCCTCCCCCTTGCTCTTCTTGTCCGGGATCGCCGGGTCATCGAAGGGGCCGTGCCGGGCAATGTTGCCGCCAAAGTCCAAGATCAGACAGTTGGCCTTGCCGGTTTCGGGCGAGAGCCGCGTGCCGCGCCCGATCATCTGGATATAGAGCCCGGTCGACTTGGTGGGGCGGGCCAGCGCGATGAGATCGACATGGCGCGCGTTGAAGCCGGTGGTGAGCACACCCTGGCTCACCAGAAAGCGCAGCCGCTCGGCCTTGAAATCGGCAATGATCCGGTCGCGCTCGCGCTTGTCGGTGTGGCCATAGACACCTGCGCCTTCAAAGCCCCGCTCTATGAGCGCATCGCACAGCGCCTCGCAGTGCTTGATCATGCAGCCGAACACCAGCCAGCCGCGCCGATCTGCTCCCTGCTCGACAATCCGGTCGGCGATCCGGGCGATAACAACCGGATCGAGCGCCGCTTCTTCGAGCTGCGACGAGATAAACTCCCCGCCGCGCGTACCAACCCCGCTCGTATCGATCTGGGCTGCCTGCAGGTAACTGATCGGCGGGCAGAGAAAGCCATCGTCAATGAGCCCACGCACCGTCGTCTCGTGGGCGATGCCGTCAAACATCGCATCCTCGCCCTTGTCGAGCCGGCCGCTATCAAGCCGAAATGGGGTTGCGGTCAGCCCGATGATCTTGAGTGCGGGGTTGATGGTTTTGAGATCGGACAGAAACTTGCCGTACATGGTGTCGGCATTGCGCGGGATCATGTGCGCTTCGTCGATCAGCACCATGTCGACCCGGCGAGGCAGATTGTAGGCCTTCTTGTGGATCGACTGGATGGAGGCGAACAGCAGCTGCGCGCCGATATCGCGCCGGCCGAGCCCCGCCGAATAGATTCCCCATGGCGCTTCCGGCCAAAGCCCGACGAGCTCGGCCGCGTTTTGTGCGACCAGTTCGCGCACATGGGTGAGCACCAGAATGCAGGCGGTCGGATCGGTCTCAAAGACCAGCTTCGACCATTCGGCAATGACCAGGCTCTTGCCCGCACCGGTGGGCAGGATGACAAGCGGATTGCCCGACTGGTTCGTAAACCATCCCCACAGGTCGGTGAGCGCCGCCTCCTGATAGGGGCGCAGGGTGAAAGGCGAGCTCATGCTGCCACCTCAGATTTCGGAAGCCAGCCACCGCTCGCATTACAACCGGTGCATCGCAGCCCCGCTGCGTGCGGTCCTTTGCCTTCGGTCACAGTCCAGGAAAACGAACCGCACGAGCGGCAGACATGCCGGTCGATGACATCACCTGGAGCATACATATAGGGACCGTCATCGACCCACTGCGAGCCATCGGCCATCCGGTAGATGATCCGCCCGTGCTCGACATCGACCTGTTCGCCCGCGACCAGATCAGGGAGATATCGGTGGTCAGCGCAACCTGCTTCCTGATCGGTGCGCGAGAGCTCATGGCCGTAGCGAACGCAGAACCAATAGCCATCGTGGGCCACTCCGGCGTCCGTGCAAGTGCGGCAATTGCGCTCAGCGCGCGCGCCTTCATGGCACAGCGGCGCAAGATCGCAGAACCGGCAGGCAAAGCTGTCCGGCCCGCCGATCCGGTTGGGGGCGTGATCAGAGAAGATGATGCTCTCGGCCTTCGCCTTCAGGACCCCCGCAAAGGCCGGGTCGGCATTGGTGCGCACCGCCGTCCAGCGCCGGCCGCCTGGCGAAACGCATACCAGCCAGTGCCGGTCGATCCCCGCGTAGTCCATGTAGAGGACGGCCTGCGCGTAATAGACCGGGTTCCACTCGGCGAGTGCAGACTTTTCACCCACCTTGCGGCGCGCCTTGTCGAGGTCCTGCCACTTTTCCGAGGCCTTGATCTCGAGCACGTGCCAGGTGTTCGGCGCCTGCACGAGGCCCAGGCACACCCCGTCCATGTGGCCAGAAAAGTGTCCGCCAAAATCCTTGAAGCCCCACTGCCCGCCGGCCTCATCGGTTTCATGGACGGTAAGGCCGGGAAGCTGCTTGAGGCGCGCAACCGCGAGATCTTCGCTGCGGTGCCCATCTTCAAAGCGCTTCAGCGTCGTCGCATCAAAGCGCACACTCCAGGCCCAGCGAAACTGGTACCAGAGCGCACGCGAACACGCGCTGCCGATTACCGACATGCCGAGATAGGCACGCCGGCGCATATCCTGTCCATCCACCAGCGCTCTGTCGGCAGAGGCTAGCGTGGGACACACAAATTCAGGTAGAGCGGCCATTGCCTGCTCCTTCGATCTTTCAGTCAGGGGAATGGGTGGCAGGGGGCGGGCTCAATCGACCCCCTGCCCTCCAGGCTCACGCCGCGCTGCGTTTCCAAGGCGCCGAAGCAGACTGGCCGCTACCGGCAGCAGGCGCGGTATTCGCAGGCTTCATGCCGCCGCTGCGAAAGCTGGCTGCCTGCCCAGAGCCAAGCGCCTTGTACGTCTGGACCTCGTTGGAGGTGCCATAGGTCCGTCCATCTTTACCGGTGCGCTCGGGTTTGACGATCACGACCGCGATCATCGGCAGCATGTGAAGCTCTTCGCTGTCCTGAACCGACAGCTTGCCCACCGCATGGCAGATCGCCGACAGCGTGCGCTGCGCGATCTCGACCGCCTGAGCATTGGGATTGTCGAGGTTGAGACGATCATAGAGCCGGCGGCCGGCCTGATCGCCTTCGAGGATTTCCATCTCGAGCTTGAGCTGGTGCCCGTTGCCAGTCGAGGTCTGGCAAAACTCGGACGAGGTAATCTGCACTTTGTATTCGCCGGGCGGCACCGGCCGGTAATCGCCCTTGGGTTCAACTTGTGAGGCGTCGAACGAGCCTCCGAGGAAAGCCATACTTCAATCCTTTCTGTCTGACTGTGATGATCAGGCTGCTTCGCTCATGCGGGCAGCCTCGCTCGCCGCGGCCATGGACGAAGCGAGCGCCTCCCATGACAGCGGGAGTTCGGGGGGCAGGTTGTGCCGGTTCTTGGCGAGGAAGGCCGGGCGCTCTTCGGTGTAAAGAACGCGTGTGCCCGCTCCGACGCCTCGCGCGACCTTCTTCATGCCAACATCAGACTTGGTGACGCTGGTCTTGAAGTTGGCGAACAGCACCATGTCGGCATGCTCCTGGACCAGCGCCGAGGCCATCTTATGGAGCTTGATCTGGTAGCGATCGAACGGCTCGGTTTCAGGGCTATCGAACCGCTTCACCTCGGCATGCGCAGTCTGGATGACCGCCATACCCTTGTCGTTCCGGAGCGCATTGATGCCATCGAGGTATTCGCGCCAGACATCGAGGGTGGCGATATAGCCCTTCCCGTAGCCGGCATCCTCAATCGAGGACCACTGTTTGGAAGGGTTCGCCTCATTGTTGCGGCGGATGGTTTCCGCCCAGACGAGCGGCTCCAGCCAGTCGAGGCTGTCGATCACCAGCGTCTGGAAGTCATGGTCCTCGTTGTAGAGGGCCTGCATCGCTTCCATGACCTCGGCAAAACTCACGGCGCGCGGGAATGCGTCGATCGGCTGGCCAGCAGGATGGCCGTCTTCCAGGTTGATCAGCACCGGGCGCGGCGCGGCGCCGGCAAAGGTGTTCTTGCCGATCCCATGCGGCCCGTAGATTACGATGCGCGGGGGTTTCGGAACCGAGAGGCGATTGAGCGAAGAAAGCGAAATAGCCATTACGCTGCCTCCTTCACCCCGAGCGCGATCTCGAACTTTGCCTTGCCCGGTTTCACCGTACGCGCGGGTGTGAACAGGTCGCGGATCGCAGGCGGCCAGGCCTTGTAGCTGGCCTCCGAGACCGAGAGCCTGGTCTCGACATAGTCGGCCGGGTTCTCGCCCCAACTGCGGATCGTCTCGATCGCGCTCGCCAGCTTGTACTGATCCCACGAGACGTTCTTGGGCACTTCGATGCGGATTTCGTATTCGCCATCAGTACGCCGGTGGGTGCCGGTCTCGTTGAGACCTTGTGCATAGCGGCGGGTGAGGACGCCATGGAGAATGGCGACCATTTGTGAAGCACCGGCAAGGCGGGTCTGAGCCTGGCCCTGCAAGCGGGCCAAGACTTCAACTGGCAATGCATCAAGGGTGGCAGGGGGCTGGGTTGGCAGATCCTCAAGTGTCATCGTGTGATCCTTTCGTCTGTGTGGTTGCGCGTGATCAGTCGTCAGCAATCCCGCCAGCAAAGGCGGGGCAGTGGTTGACGCGGCGATCGAATATCCGTGGGCACCTCGCGGTTAGCCCCCACTGCCCCTGTTCCGTCAGGCCGCCTGGGGCAGCATGAGTGCGGCAATCATCGATTGGACCTTCCGGCTCTTGGGCCTTGCGATCGCGACGTAACTGAAATCGCCCGCACCCCGGCGGATCTGGACGAGGTGGATCACCCCGTTCTCGGCAGCCCAGCGGGCGCGAGCGGCAAGACGCATCAGCGATTGGCGGCGCCATTCCGGCAGGCGCTGGGGCTTTGCCGTATCGACATCACGCGCCAGAAACCCGCGGTGGTATTCAAGGTGCTCTCCTGGCTCAGCCGCATCAAGCCAAGCACAGAGCAGATCTTCATTGGGCAGGCTTGCCTGCTGCCTCGCGGCAGTAAGATCCTCAACCATGGTTTGCAGCTCCCGCCACGCCGGCACTGCGCTCCCCGCGCGGGCGGTAGCTGGCCATGAAGTCGCGAATGCGCTGCTCGGTCTGGGGCCAAAGGCGCCTGCCCTTCCTGAGCTGGCTGATCAGCTTCCAGTCGTTGGCCGCCTGACGGCCGAAATAGGTCTCCGAAAGATTGGTGCGGCGAAGGAAGGCGTCGATGTCATGAAGGATAGGATGCGTCATGAGTCGGATTAATACCGTTCACATCCCATCTCACAAGTAGGGATCAATCCCACATTTGTATTGACCAGCAATATCCACAGAGCTAGGCACAGCTCATGACCCAACGCTCACTCGTCAATATCGAGCACCTCAGAAAGGTCCTCGAGACTGCCACTGCTCCTGGAACCGAGTGGAATGCCCGCTCGCTCTCGCTGGCCGCGACTGGCGGGAAATCGCCGCATATCGTGCGCGAGATCCTGCGGGGCCGCAGCAACAACCCGACACTCGAGACCCTGGTCGGGCTCTCCCGCGCCCTTGGCATCGACATCTCCCGGCTGGTTTCTGGCGGCGAAGGCGTGATGCCCCGCGTCGGCGGCGTTGCACCTTACGAACGCCTCCAGGTTCTGGGCGCAGTTGCGGCAGGCGTCTGGCGCGAGCAGACCGAATGGCCAGAGGAAGATCGCTACTTCATTGAGGTCGGCCCAAGTCCGGTTGTTGGCGGCGAGCGCTTTGCCCTGCGCATGGAAGGCAATTCCATGGACAAGCTCATTCCTCCCGGGTCTGATCTTGAGTGTCTGCGCACGATCTTTGGCGAAATAGAGCCGGTTCCGGGCGACATCGTTATCGTCCAGCGCGACCGTCACGACATGCACGAGCTCACCTGCAAGCGCCTCGATCACGACGGGAAGAATTACATCCTGCGCGCCGAATCCACGCGGCCAGAGTTTCAGGAACCGATTATCATCGGCAGACCCGATGCCGACAACTTCAGCGACGACGGCGTTCAAATCATTGGAATCGTCCTGCGCGCGCACCAGCGACTTTACAGCCGCCGATGAGTGCCGCCGCGTCGATTGTGGGATTTTACCCTACTCGTCCTCGTTGACGACGTTTATATCCCGCACATATTCTTCCTGACATGATCAGGAGACAGTTCGCCTGATCGCCTTGCCAGCCATCAGGTTCTACAAACATGCACGACTTCTCCGCGGGCAATAGCTCGCAACTCATCGACACCATGACCGACGACGAGCGCTTCACCGAGTTGGGGCAGATCATCGCTGCCGGCATCATCCGGATGCACGCAAAGTCCAGTTCTATATCTGCAGGGGACGCAGATAGTTCACTCGCTATCTCGCGGCCCAAGAGCGTGTGTCGAACTCGGGGACGGCCCCGAGTTGGAGAACGCTAATGCAGAACTATGACGACCCGCAGGTGCTTGCGCGCCTGGCCGAACTTAAGACCATGACAATGCCGCAGCTGAAGGCGCAGTGGGAGAAGCTGTTCAATGCCGCTTCTCCCAACAACAGCCGCCCTTTTCTTGAGCAGCGCCTCGCCCACCGGATTCAGGAGCTAGCCTTCGGTGGCCTTAGCAAACCCATCATCCGCACCCTCGATTTGTTGGCAGACGAGGTCGAGGGCAAGAAGGTCAGGAAGTCGGTGATCTCAGATCCCCGCAACCCAATCATTGGCACCCGCCTGATCCGGGATTGGAAAGGGACCGAGCACACGGTCGTGGTCGCCAAGGATGGATTCGACTGGAATGGTCGGCGCTACAAATCGCTGTCGGCGATTGCCAAATCTATCACCGGCACCAACTGGAACGGATACCGCTTCTTTGGCCTTCGGGCAGCTGATGGAGGCTCTCGATGACTGAGGCACGACGCCGCATCCGCTGCGCCATCTACACCCGGAAGTCATCAGAGGAAGGCCTTGAGCAGGAGTTCAATAGCCTCGATGCGCAGCGCGAAGCCTGTGAGGCCTACATCGCGAGCCAGCGCCACGAAGGCTGGCTCACCATGCGCGAAGGCTATGATGACGGCGGGTATTCAGGAGGCAACCTTGATCGTCCGGGCTTGCAGAACCTGCTGGAAGACATCCGTGCAGGCCTGGTCGACGTCATCGTAGTTTACAAGATCGACCGCCTGTCCCGCTCACTGATGGATTTTGCGCGGCTCGTTGAGGTGTTTGATGAGCACAAGGTGACGTTCGTCTCGGTCACCCAGTCGTTCAACACGACGACCTCGATGGGGCGCCTAACCCTCAACGTGCTGCTGTCATTTGCACAGTTCGAGCGCGAGGTGACAGGCGAGCGCATCCGCGACAAAATTGCGGCCAGCCGCGCCAAGGGCATGTGGATGGGTGGGTTCGTGCCATGGGGCTACGATGCCGTCGATCGGAAGCTGGTTATCAATGAGGCAGAAGCGGCACAGATCCGCTTCATCTTCGAGCGATTTGTCGAGTTGGGATCAGCCACCAGGCTCACCCACGAGCTTGTCCGTAAGGGCATTACCAACAAGCGAGGTCGGCCCATCGACAAGGGGTTCCTCTACAAGCTCTTCCGCAATCGTGTTTATCTTGGTGAAGCGGTTCACAAGGGCACCAGCTACCCTGGCGAGCATCAAGCGATCATTGACCAAGATATCTGGGACAAAGCTCACTCGATCTTGAAGGTCAGTCCCCGCGTTCGGGCCAACAACACCCGCGCGCAAACCCCCGCCATGCTAAAGGGGCTTATCTTCACCGACACCGGCGTTGCGATGACGCCGACGCATACACGTAAGGGTGAGAGGCTCTATCGCTATTACATCTCGATGGACGCCTTGCGGAACCGGGGCGCCGAAGGCCAGGACTCGATCGTGCGCCTCAACGCGGGCGTCATCGAAAGCGCGGTCATTCAGAAGATCCGCCAGCTGCTGCGCACGCCCGAAATTGCAGCCAAGGCGTGCGCTGCACTCAGTGCTGCGAGATCGGGCCTTACCGAGAACGATGTAGCGAGTGCTTTGGCAACCTTCGACAGCTTCTGGGACAATCTGTTCCCGGCAGAGCAGGACCGGACCGCCCGGCTGCTCATCGAACGCGTTGTTGTCAGCAAGGAAGGCATGTCGCTTGATCTGCGGACCAGCGGGCTTAGCTCGTTGGTCAGCGACATGTTGCAATTGCCCAAGCTGGACAAAGCGGCATGAGTGAAGGCGCCGGCATCACCACGGTCTTTATCCCACTCGTGATCCGAAAGCGGAACGGGCGGCCGCGCATTGCGCCGCCCGACGACTATGTTGCGAACGACGACAATGGCGGCGTCGATCCGCACATCATGCGAGCACTGGCGCTGGCATGGAGCTGGAAACGTAAGCTTGAGGCTGGTGAGGCCTCCTGCAACCAGGACATCGCCACTGCTGAGGGATTTACCGCGGCCTATGTCGGCCGGGTTGTTAGGCTGGCCTACCTCGCGCCCAACGTACTGCACAAACTGTTGATCGAGCGGAATGCCCCAGCCGTGCGGCTTAAGGATCTATGGTATGCGATCGATCTGCCTTGGGCTGAGCAGGAGGGTGCGATCTTTCGGACAGGCGGCAACCAATATGAAC